AAAAAAAGTTTTTATAAAAAAAATAAAAATGGCTGGAAAAGACTATAACAGTAAGGCGATTTATAAACATATGCGATTAGTCGTTGACATCGGACGATCGCATAGTGTTAGCGTTTGGGTATGACTTGGTTATTGATGAAAATTATAAGTTGGTTTGATCGGCCGCCCGAAGTAGACGATCGGCTACGGGAGCGGATGCGCGAATATGAGCGCGCGAAAGCCGGGGTTGACCCTAACGCCGTTATATCGGATGATTCGCATACACCTATAAAAGAGAGTGCGAATTGTGAAAACGATAAAAAAACTTTTAGATACTGATACGACTAACGGCAACACGAAAGTAGCGAAAACCGCCGCGTTTCAAACTAGTTTAGGCCCCGTCCGCTTGGCGTCCCTAAGCCTGTTACCCGATGAAACGCTTTGCCCCGGCAGCAAAGCCGCCGGCTGCATGAAACCTTGCTTAAAAGAAGCCGGCATGGCGGCCGTGTTTGAATCTATCAATAAGGCCCGGCAAGCTAAGACTGATTTTTGGCATGCTGACCAATCCGGCTTTTTGGATCAATTACGCCGGGAACTAACCAATTTTTTAAAACTATGCCGCAAGCAGGGCGTGCAGGGCGTTGTGCGCCTTAATGTGTTGTCGGATATCCAATGGGAGCGCCACGGCATCCCGCAAGCATTCCCGGAGCTTTTCTTTTTAGATTACACCAAGCTTGCCAAACGACTCGGCAAAACGCCGGCGAACTATCATTTGATATTCAGTTACAGCGACCGGCCGCAGTACGCGAAACAAGTAGAGCGTGCCGAGAAAACCGACGCGCCGCTTGCTGTAGTTTTTAAAAACGGCATCCCGGCCGAATACCGGGGGCGGCCGGTTATTGATGGCGACCGATCGGACATATTGAACGCATTAGCCGGGCCTGTAGTCATTGGCTTAAAAGCGAAAGGCCCCGCCAAAAACGACACAACCGGCTTTGTGGTCGATAGCAATTTGATAGCGCGCGTCGCCGCGTAAACTTTTAAAAAATCGGTTGCGTTTACTTGCCCATATGCGAGAATGCGCATGCGGCATCGAATCAGGCCAAGCCGCATGGCCACAAAACAGGTAAATAAGTGATGTTAGATACCAGACTTGAAAACCAAAACGGCACGTTGGAAAGCATTTTGCGAACCATTAGCGAGCAAGCCTCCCGTAAAGCCGACTACATAGCGCCCACAAGCGAGCTACAGGTACAAACTACCGAGGGCCGCACTAGCGTAGTGTTCGAAGCTAACCGTGGTGAACCCACACAATTTTTTGAAACCAATGAAGTAGCGTTTCAGCAACTAGCGGGCAACTGCGACATAGATGTCAGAACCGCTCGCCGGTTGCGTGACAACGAAAACTATGCGCCGGAATTCGATGCGCTCGTGAACAAAATTCTAGTAAATGAGCCTAAAAACAAAATGATTCGCACGTTTGACGGCGAGAATCCTATCTGCCGCGCCATTGTCAGCGATAAGTTCAAAACTTTTGATAACGTCGATCTAGTGAAAGCCGCGCTGCCGCAACTGATCGATAGCGACGCCAACTGGAAAATTGTTAACGGCACGGTTACCGATCAGCGCTTATACATGCGTTTGAAATCCGAAAACCAAATAGCGGAACCGGCGATCGGCGACACTATGGCCAATGGCATACTTTTAAAAAATAGCGAGGTCGGTTTGGGATCTGTCGAGGTTTCCCAATTGGCTTGGACGCTATGGTGTTTGAATGGTTGCACGACCGAAAACAAGTCACGCCATACGCACGTGACTAGCGCGCGTGGTGGCGATCAGTGGGCGCTGTTAACCGATGAAGCTAAGAACGCCGACAACAAAGCGTTAGAATTGAAACTGCGCGATGTGGTTGCAGCGTACGGCAGCCGCGAGTCATTCGATGCGCACGTTGAATTGATGCGTCAGGCGCACGGCGATGTGGTCGAGAACGGTTTGATGAACCCGCAAGGCGTGGTCGACGCGGTAGTATCGGTGCTCAAACTGCCGAAAAAATCTGGCGGCGACATATTGAGCGGACTAATGCAAACGATCCAGCAACCCGGTTACACCAACAAGCCGATAAGCCGCGCGACTATCGTGAACGCGGTTACTGCGGTTGCCCACACTGCCGACGCGGATAGTCTCGATGATTGGTACAGTAACGGCCGCACCGTTTTAGACTTGCCCGCTAACCAATGGGAAACGATAGCGCGCGCTGCGTAGATCTACCCACCCACCAACACAAGGCCCCATCGCGGGGCCTTTTTTTTGCCTGCGACTACTCTTATACTCTGGCTATCGCCCCCTACCGGGGCGCGCTAATAGGAAAACGAAAAATGGATTTATTAAAAACCGCAACATCGGAACAATCGACCGCATTAGTTCGCATTTTCGAAAGGCACGTGCGCGATAGTGAGCACGGCGATTTTAAAAACCTCGGCTTTTTGGATTGGATCAAACGCGACGTGATCCGTTCGCACGCTATGGATTGCTTACTGGCGACCGTGCCCGGAATGACAATCGGCATAGAAACCGACGGCCTTTCTCATACGTAATAGGAAAACGAAAAAATGAAAATGCAATTGCTCAAATTAGTACCGGCCGGCGAATTCGTAAAAAGAAAACCGGACGCTAAAAAAACCTACGTTCGCGGCGAATACGATCGGCGCTATAAAAAATACCGATTAGATGATTGGGACGATATCAGCCGCGACATTATGTTGCCCGGCAATACGCCCGTGTATGTCGGCTTTGACTTCTAACCGATCGGTCGATCGATTTGGCCCGCCATGTGCGGGCCTTTTTTTTGCCTGCCGTTTTACCGGTTAAACAGGCCCCGGCCCGCCTCCCCCGGGCGGCCTGATTCGTACCGCGCCCCGTGGTGCGTGATCCATTGGCCCCGGCGCATGGCCCCCGGTCCGCGATTCGCCGGCCGTGATCCAAGGCCCGCGCCCCGTGGACGTTTGTGTTTTTAAAAACGTGGAAGTCATTTTGGGCCGTTTTTTAACTTCCAAGGTCCGCGAATATTGGCCCCCGGTCCGCGCAGCATGGCCCCCGGGCCCGGGTCCCCGGCTCGGGTCCCCCGGACAATAGAGGCTAACAACAATGCACAGGGATCGACGCCCCGGCGATTCCAACGCGGCCGTTGGGTAAAAAAAACAAAGCGTGTAAAGGTGCAGGTTTCACGCAAACAATTCACAATAAAAACCAACGAAGTACCAAGGGCCTTTAACTGTGATAAAAAAGTGCTATATTTGCGTCCCAAGTCCACTCTGATATGGGATTTGATGCATGGCTAAAGAGGCAGGAAAAGTTGAAACGCGTGGCCGCCCGCGCGTAACGGAAAATAGTCGGCTAACCGGGAAGCAAGTGAAGTTTGTCGAGTTGGTTGCGACGCGAGAAGGGCAAGATACGCTCCGTAATCTGGCCGCAGAGGCGGGATTCAGTGTCAAAGGTGCGCACACCCGTGCGTATGAGATGTTAAATCCGAACAAATCACCGCATATTGCGAAGGCGCTGCGTGAGCGGCGACGTGAGTTAGCGGAGAAGTACGAGGTTAACTACTCGCGACACATAAGAGATCTGCAACGAATACGTGACGAGGCTCTGGAAGCCGGGGCGTACAGTGCTGCGGTGCAGGCTGAGAAAGCACGGGGCTTGGCCCAAGGTGACATCTACGTCAACAAGAGTGAAGTTCGTCACGGGTCGATTGACCAGATGTCGAAAGAAGAGGTTGTGAAGGCGTTGAACGAGTTGAAGGCCCAGTTGGGTGAAAAGGTAATCAATGTCGAAGCGGACGGAGTCGAACTTCTGGAAGACGTTAAAGTCCAACATTGAGAAGCTGGACTCGGACGTGGTGCTGACTCGCATTGAGAACAGTCAGACGCCGGGTATACCGGATTTATTGTTGATGGACCGTAACAAGCGGCTGCATATGATCGAGTTGAAGGTTGCGAAGGGCAATCAGATCAAGTTGTCGCCGTTTCAGGTCAGTTTTGCGGTTCGGCATCAGGGCAGTAATTGCTGGGTATTGGTCCAGCGTTGGCGGCCCTCGGACACACAAGCGGAGTGTTTATTGTATTCAGCAGATCAAGTGATGGATGTATCGGTGAAGGGCATGCACGCATCGCCGCCGAGTTTGACGTTTCCGTGCTCGGCGGGCTATGAGCCGCTTGTTGAGTATTTGAGTCAGGGACCCCTATGAGTCTCTCTTTGGATTCGACCACGGATGTTCAGAAATTACGTTTGGAGTTGCGTCTGAAGCAACTTGAGCGTGTGGAATCCTGCCAAAATAATTTTTTACCATTTGTAAATTCTATGTGGCCGCAGTTTATTGCGGGTCGGCATCACTATTTGATTGCTGAGAAGTTGGAAGAGATCGCGAATGGGACGTTGAAGCGGTTGATAATCAACATGCCCCCGCGTCATACGAAGAGTGAGTTTGCGTCTTTTTTGTTTCCGGCGTGGATGATTGGTCGTAATCCGGCGATGAAGATCATACAGGCGACGCATACGACCGAACTTGCGGTGAACTTCGGTAGGAAGGTCAAGAATCTTCTGGAGCAGGACGATTATCAGGAGATATTCGATAATACGGTCTTGTCGGTGGACAGTAAGGCGTCAGGGCGCTGGGACACGAAATCCGGTGGTATGTATTACGCGGTGGGTGTCGGTTCGAACTTGGCGGGCCGTGGTGGTGATTTGATCATTATTGACGATCCGCACTCGGAGCAGACGGCGATGTCGGCGAGCGGGTTTGAGAATGCGTGGGAGTGGTACACGGCGGGTCCCCGGCAGCGTTTACAGCCGGGTGGGGCGATCGTTCTGGTACAGACGCGGTGGTCTGAGAAGGACATGACGGGCAATTTGATCCGTCAAATGACTAAAGACCCCAATGCAGATCAGTGGGAAGTCGTTGAATTACCTGCAATTTTGCCATCTGGCGAGCCCACTTGGCCTGAGTTCTGGAAGAAAGAGGAGTTGGAGTCGGTCAAGGCGTCGATACCGCCGTACCAGTGGAACGCGCAGTATCAACAGGCGCCGACGTCCGAGACGTTGGCTATATTGAAGCGAGAGTGGTGGCGTTTTTGGGAAGGTGCGTCGATCCCGGACCTGCAGTATGTAATCCAAAGCTACGACACGGCGTTTTCGAAACGCGAGACAGCGGACTACAGTGCGATTACTACGTGGGGTGTGTTTTACCCGGAAGAAGCTGGGGGCCCCGCGAACCTTATCTTGCTGGATGCGAAGAAGGGGCGATGGGATTTTCCTGAGTTGAAAGACATTGCGTTGGAGCAATACAAATATTGGGAGCCAGAAACGGTAATTATCGAGGCAAAAGCCACAGGGACCCCTCTGACCCACGAACTGCGGCAGGTCGGCATACCGGTTGTAAATTTCACGCCTAGTCGTGGTAATGATAAGTTATCAAGAGTACATTCTATCTCTCCGCTGTTTGAAGCGGGGATGATCTGGGCTCCGGATGAGAGTTGGGCGCACGAAGTAATTGAAGAGTGTGCTGCATTCCCGAACGGGACCCACGATGACTTGGTGGACAGCACGACGCAGGCGTTGATGCGATATCGCCAAGGGAACTTTGTGAGCCTGCCCAGTGACGATTGGGAAGAAGGCTATGCGTCGAGTCAATTAGTTTCGGCGGCTAATTATTATGGATAAATTTTATTTTTTTGAGGGCACGTCATGCTACCAATGCTTTTGAGAATGTTAGGTGCCGCAAAAAGCCGAGCTATGAAACAAGGGCGGGAGTTGGCTGAAGAGTCCATGACTGCGGTGACTCGCAAACGTCTGGAAGCAAAGCAACGTAAGACGATGGACGAAATAAACGACCTTCGACGGCAGATCAAAGAACAAACACCGCCAGACCAGTTTCCACCCGAAGGGTTTTCAGAAGGTGGTCGTGTAATCGGACCGGGGCTCTCGGGCCTATTGCGTGGTTACACACAGGGACCCCTTGCACGTGTTTCACGTGAAACACAAGAACCTGTTGGCATGTTCCGTGGTGGAGGCATGGGTCGTTTTGTACCCGAACTAGATTTTTCAAATGTGCAGATCGATCCATCTGCATTACCCGCTTACGCAGTTCCTGCACAAGCCGCAGAGGCTCTTGCGGCACAGCAGGCGACACAAACAACTCCGGCAGCCGCGCCAGCGATGCCTACGACACAAGATTTGATAGCGCAACAAAGGGCTCTTGAACAGGCGGCGGCTTTCCAAAACCCCGAAGGCATGCCAGAACAGACTATTTATGGCACAGCACCGAACCAAACCCCGTTTGAACCGGGCATGTTGTTATACGAAGGCACGGACGTCCTTCAATCCCCGACCATAGAAAACTATCAAAATCGCGGCGGTACACGACCTGTCGACACAACGCCGGTAGCCACAACACCTGTTGAGACTGTAGAAGTAGCAGCCGATCCCGTGGCTACTACGCCGGTAGCTACCACTCCTGTAGCTACCACTCCTGTAGCAACGACGCCCGTTGCGGCAGCGCCTGTCGAAACCACTCCGGCGGCGGTAGCCGAAGCCCCTGTAGCCGCTCCGGTTGCAACGGTTCCTGCCGACCCTGTTTATTTGCCCCCTGCAGAGGTAGCCCCTGTGGTTGCTGGGCCATCCGCAGCAGAAATATTAGCCGCTGAACAAGCTGCAGCAGACGTACTTGCAGCACAAGAGGCCGAACAAATCCGAATCGCAGAAGAAGAGGCTGTACGCGTGGCGGCAGAACAAGAAGCCATTCGTATTGCAAACGAGCAAGCGGCAGCGGATCTATTAGCGCAGCAAGAAGCGGCTCGCATAGCTCAAGAACAAGCCGCCGCCGAAGAAGCTCAAAGGCTTGCGTCTGAATTGCTTGCTGCCCAAGAAGCAGAAAAGGCCCTGATAGCAGAACAGTTGGCTGCGGAACAACTAGCGGCAGAGCAGCTTGCAGCACAACAAGCTGCACAGTTAGTCGCAGATCAAGAAGCCGCCGCCCAGCTTCAAGCAGCGGAGCAGTTGGCTGCCCAGCAAGCAGCGGATCGTGTTGCAATGGAAGCACAGATAGCTGCCACGCCTGATCCCGATCCTATTTACGAGGCACCTACACAAGGTGAGCTTTTGCAGGCCGCAGAAACCGCACAAGCAGCCGAAGCGCCGTTATTTACTACACCGACAGAAACAGACACGGCAATCGATCGGGGAGCGTATGGTCGACCGACCGGTCTGGGTCTTACCGGTATTCAATCGTTACTCAATCGGGTGGATCTCGATGTGGCGGACACGATATCGCCATACACCACCGGATTCCCGACAACCCAAGGCATGGACATTCAGCGCACGTACATGCCGTTTGAGGGTACAGAAGAAGAGCGTGCAACAGGCTACACGATGCCTGTGTACAAACCCGTAGCTCAACAAGCGGTACCGTCGTTGTTTGACACGACTGATTTTACTGACATTGATCCCGACGCGTTTACCGCAGGGTCAGCAGCACCGGGGGAAAACTCCGGCATTATTAATACGGGCACCCAAAGCACGGCCCCCGGCACGTTTGGACTAGAACCTACGCAAATGTATCGATGTGGTAACGGTTACATCCTGAACTTTGTAAATGGCAAACCCGTTTGTGTACGACAAGGTGGCGGGGGTCCGGGAAAACCGGCTCGTAAAGATCCCGAAATTGTTGACATAGCGAATCCGGGTGGTATGCGCTACGGGGGTGATGTAGGCTTGAATCGAGGCATCGGTAGCTTTGGAGCTTAGATATGGCAAATGGTGACACACCTCCTGTTTCTTTAATGGATCGTCAAGGTATGGACCTTGACTTAGACGACGTGCAGGCGGTGGAAGTCGAGGCTTTGCCCGGCGACATATCGACACGTGTAGAGATAGAAGGCGTTGAGATCGTTGAAGAGGACGATGGCGGCGCTACTTTAGACTTTGACCCGTTTCGTAATCGAGATCGAGAAGACGACTTTTACGACAACCTTGCAGAGTTTCTACCTGATTCGGTGCTTTCCCAAGTTTCGAACGAGCTCATGGATCAATACAGCGCCAACCGTGCATCTCGACAGGATTGGGAAGACGCGTACTCCAAGGGCCTTGAGCTTTTGGGCTTCAACTACGAAGAGCGTACAGAGCCCTTTCGGGGCGCTACTGGCGTAACACACCCACTTTTGGCAGAAGCAGCGGTTCAGTTCCAAGCGCAGGCGTTTAACGAGCTATTGCCAGCGAGCGGCCCAGTACGAACCACGGTCCTTGGCTCACAGAGCACGGACAAGATGGACCAAGCCAAGCGTGTTCAAGACTTTATGAATTACTACATCACTAATGTGATGGAGGAATACACGCCTGAGTTTGACCAGATGCTGTTTTATTTGCCCTTGGCAGGGTCAACATTCAAAAAAGTTTACTTCGACGACGCTTTAGGTCGGCCTGTTTGTAAATTTATACCGGCAGAGCATCTTGTTGTGCCGTATGAGAGCAACGATCTGGAGACTTGTCCGAACATAACGCACATCGTGCGTATGTCATTGAACGATTTGCGCAAACAACAGGTCAGCGGCTTCTACCGGGACATCAAAGTACTGCCTTCGCAGCCTGATTCGACCAGTGTCAGCGACGAAATTGACTACATTGACGGAACGAGGGCTTCTAGTGTCGATTATGACTGCACTTTGTTGGAGTGCCATGTCGATTTGGACCTTGAAGGGTACGAAGACACGGACGAAGACGGTGAAATGACGGGCATCAAAGTGCCTTACATCGTTACGATCAGTGAAGACAACGGCAAAGTGTTGTCAGTGCGCAGAAATTACCGTGAAGACGACCCTTTGACGGCCAAAATCCAGTATTTTGTTCATTACAAGTTCCTACCGGGCTTCGGTTTCTATGGAATGGGCTTGATTCACACGATTGGCGGTCTTTCTAGGACTGCAACCGCTGCTTTACGTCAATTAATCGACGCAGGCACGCTTTCTAACCTGCCTGCAGGCTTCAAAGCACGTGGTTTGAGGATCAGAGACGACGATGACCCTCTACAACCCGGTGAATTCAGAGATGTAGACGCTCCGGGCGGCGTGATACGCGATAGTTTGATGCCTTTGCCCTTCAAAGGGCCGGATGGCACGTTATTTCAGCTTTTAGGCTTTGTAGTCAGCGCGGCTCAAAGATTTGCAACTATTACCGATATGAAGGTAGGTGATGGCAATCAATCGGCGGCGGTTGGCACGACGATTGCTATGATTGAGCAAGGCGGTCGTGTTATGAGCGCCATACATAAGCGCCTACATTACGCCATGAAAGTAGAATTTCGGATTTTGGCGCGTGTGATGAACGAAAGCCTGCCAGATGTGTACCCGTACGCCGTTGCGGGGGCCGATCAGGCGGTGAAATCCAAGGATTTTGATGAACGTGTAGACGTATTACCGGTTTCTGACCCAAATATCTTCTCGCAAAGCCAGAGGATCGCTTTGGCTCAGACTGAACTACAACTTGCTATGCAGGCGCCGCAGATACACAACATGCCGCAGGTATATCGTCGAGTTTACGACGCTATGGGTGTCAGAAATGTAGATCAGATCTTGAACGCTGAAGTGCCCGACGAAGTGCGCCCGAAAGATCCTGCGCAGGAAAACATGGACGCCCTTGAGAACGTGCCTTTAGAGGCTTTTAAGGGTCAAGATCACATGGCGCACATACAGTCCCACCTGTTGTTCGTAACCGGCGGTGTGGCCGCTACGTTGCCACAGGTGGTGCTTACGATACAGAAGCACATCTTGAACCATATTCAGTTGATGGCAGAAGAGCAGGCAGAGGCTGCTTTTGCTCAACAGAACCCGAATGTGGCCATTGCAGATCCTACGAACAATGCACCGTTCCAAGCGATGGTGGCGCAGTTTGTAGCACAAGGAATGCAACAAGTTGTCGCACTGGGTCAGCAGATTCAGCAGGCAGGTCAGCCACAAGAGCAGCAAGGACCCGATCCGTTGATTGCGTTGAAAGAGCAAGAACTGCAACTCAAGGCGCAGCAAGAGCAAAACGACGTGGCAGAGGAGCAGGCCAAACTGCAGTTGGAGCGTGAAAAACTTGCTCAACGTGAAGCAAACTTCCAGCAGAGGCTGGCAAGTCAAGAATCTCAGACTCAAGCACGCATTCAAGCGGGCATTGAGCGGGAGCTTTTGAAACAAAGAGGTGACGCATGAGAACAGTCAAAGTAAATGGCGTAACGCCAAAAGAACCGCCTACGCCCGTTGCGAAAGCGGAGATACAGAACCAAGGCAGTATTCCGTACGCAGTTGCGAAGGAAGAAGCTACGCCAAACACAATGACAGCAAAAATTACACGCGGTAAAAAGCGTGGAATGGGTGCTGCTTTGCGTGGCGGGGACTTTACAATCGCATAAAACGCGATAGTATCGGAGTTGCTCGGATAATAAACGACGAGGAAACTCATTGAACGATCTAGATGTCGTACAGTTTGTACAAAAAACATTAAAAGGTCGCAAAGCCCAAATTCAGGAACTCATGTCTGAAGGCGGGATCAAAGATATGGAACATTACAGAGAATGCATGGGTGAAATCAGAGCGTGCGATTACGTTTTGGTTGAGCTCTCTGAAATGCTTGAAAAACAGGAACAAAGAGATGCCTGATACGAATGAAGCACTGGATGTGTCCGGTTGCTACGTCGCAGATGAAAACCGGGTCTTAGACCCGTCCTTAGTAGACAAAGAGCTTATCGAACGCTTGCCACAGCCAACCGGCTGGCGCATTTTGATTATGCCTTTCCGCCCACCTGAAAAAAGCGACGGCGGTATTTTACTTGCTCCTAAAACTCTAGAAGAGGACGTAATACAGACTCAGGTCGGTTACGTGCTCAAAGCTGGGCCGCTTGCTTACAAGGATAAAGAACGCTATCCGACAGGCGAGTGGTGCAAAGAAGGCGATTGGGTGATCTTTGCTCGATACGCTGGTTCTCGTTTCCGTTTGAACGGCGACAAAAAAGCTGCCTTTGGTAGCGAAGTTCGCATGCTCAATGACGACGAAATATTGGGAACAATTCTAGATCCGAAAGATATTTATCACGGTTAGGGGATAACACATGGCAGAGTCAAGACCCGCCCATGAAGCGGATGATGGTCAGATCGACCTAGAATTCACAGAAGATGCGCAAGAAATTATTTTAGATGAGCCGGAAACGGCAGCAGAAAGCACCGTTGAAACCGCTGTAAGCGAAGACGGCACAGAAGACGAGCACGAACAATACGGCAAGTCTGTTCAAAAGCGTATTAATCAGCTTACAAAACGGGCGCGCGAAGCCGAACGAGAGCGCGAAGAAGCCGTTAAATTTGCTCAAGCCGTTCAACAAGAAAACAGCAGTGTCAAACAACGTCTTCATAACTTAGATAAGAGTTACATCGACGAGTATGGCAACCGCGTTTCTTCTGAACAGCAGCGAGCCAAAGACGAATATAAAACGGCGATTGAGACAGGCGATACAGATCGCCAGTTAGCTGCTCAAGAGAAGATGCAGCAATTAGCCGTAGCAGCAGATCGTCACGCACAGGCCCGAGCACAAAGAGAAGCGCAATCTGCTCAAGTTCAAGCCGAGATTGAACAGCCTGTTTATCAGCCTGCTCCGGCAACACAAAAACCAGATCCACGCGCTGAAGATTGGGCTGAATCAAACCCTTGGTTTGGTGAAGACTCCGCTATGACCTTTGCGGCCTTTGGGATTCACAAAGAATTGATCCAAGAAAAAGGTATGGACGGCACTAGTGACGAATACTATAGTGCTTTGGATTCAAGAATTAGAGAGTCTTTTCCTCATAAGTTTGCAGATGAAGAAGAGACTACGAATACACGCCGGACTACACAAACTGTAGCCGGGGTATCTCGTCCGTCGAAAGGCGGGCGCGGCAAAAAGGTTA